ACCGAGATCGTTGTATGCTCCGTGCTCATCGGTGTAGACTTGGGAGCCGACTTCAACCGCGCCGTGGATTTCGTTCTGGACAGTGCCAAGGGACGTGTCCGGTACGACCATAGCCACGGTCTGACCACCACGCGCGCGCAAGCCAAGGACGGCGGTCTTACCTACAGCGCCGCGCCCCGCGTTGAGCTTTTTCCATTCGTGCTTGTTGCGCTCTTTTCCACCGATGAAAGTTTCGTCAATCTCGACGGTGCCTTGGAGTTTTACCAACTTCGTGCCACATGCCTCGCGCAAGCGCCCCAGAATGAACCACGCAGTTTTCTGGGTGACCCCGATCTCTTTAGCCAGTTGAAGCGAAGAGATGCCCTTGCGGGCCGTAACGAGCAAATACATGGCATAGACCCACTTGTGCAGCGGAACATGCGAGCGCTCGAAAATCGTGCCCGTCCGAACCGTGAAATCCAGTTGGCAAGCGTTGCAGCGGTAGAAGCCGTCCTTACGCGGGGTGAGTCTATCCCCCGCGTGGCAAGACGGACAGACCGGGCCATTAGGCCAAAGCCGATCTTCCAAATACGCGCGCGCGGATTCTTCGTCGGGGATAAGCTCGAAGAGTTGGAACGTGCTGATTGTGCTTTTGCTCATTTACGCCTCCATCCCGTAGTGGTCCAGAATCGCATCCCTGCGCCAGCAGTCGCGCTCTTGTTTGGTCCCTGGATACATGGCTGGCATGGTCACGTCTGCTACGTGCAAAGGACGGTCCACGCCAATGCTTTCTGGCTCTGCATCACCCCACCCTTCGCGGGTATAGCCAATGGCATAGCGGACGGTTACGGTGTTGGCGGATCGTCCGCCGATTGTGATTTGGTCGATAGGCATGTCAGTCGATCCTCCTTCCGGTTCGTAAATCTTCAAACGCGGCGTCGGCTTGCTTGCGGCGCAGACGGTCTTCTTCCGCCAGCACTTCGGGGTGCGCTGTTTCAAAAGCCAGCAGCGCGGTTTCCGCTGCTGATGCTTCCCGGCGTAATTGGCGAGCATTCCGGGCTTCACTCTCCGTGGCGATCTCAGCGGTTTCGGCTAGGCCAAAAGCATTCATCTTCAGGTCTTCGTGGGTTTTTATTAGCTGTTCCATACTTATATGGTACTTGATTCCCGCACAGAAAGCAAGAGAAAAATGCATCGCGCGCAAAGATTTTTGAAGAAAAGGCGAAGGGAATCATGTATATAATTCCCTATTTTTGGAGTCCGCACTGTTCGGTGCTCGTTTAAGCCCCAAGGCCATGGCGGCTTTTATAAAGAGAATGTCGAGTCGGTTCTGAAGGCTGAATGGCCGCGCGACCGAGAGGGCATCTTTACGGCATCTTTTCAGAACTATCTTACGATTCAGTAACTTAAACGCAAGGAAACGCAATGAATCCAGTGCCACAGGCAAGCCAAGCACTGGTTGGGGGGTTAATCCATTGATGAGAATACTGTTCTGGATCAGCATAATCCTGGCGGCCGGTGCAATACTGCTAAATGTCCTGATATTTGTAGCTGCTTGGAAATGTACCATACCTTGCAGAGTTCACGGAAGCCGAACGTGCCACAAGTGACACCGCCGCCACCAGACACCAACTTCGGAACCACTCTTGAGCAACGGCTTGTGCCCGCCATTGAGCGGTCGCACGCTCTACGGGAGCAAATCGGAGGGGATGTCCGCGTTTGCTTACCAGCCATCGTGGTAGAGTTCCATCCCGGGCCGCCAGCCACGGTAGATGTTCAGGTGGCTACCAAGGAGCGCGTGCAGGTCGTCCAGCGCGTCAAGGGTGTCCAGCAAACGCAAACGACCGACCTCAAGTTGAAGCCGCTGCTCAACGTCCCCATCAGCATGTCTGGCGGCGGTGGGTGGACTCTGACATTCCCAATACAGCCAGGCGACGAGTGCTGGATTGCCTTCTCGGATACCGCACTGGATGTATGGCTCCAGAACGGTGGCTCCGATAACGTCCAAGTCAGCCAGCGGCGCCACAGCCTCTCCGATGGAATCGCTGTTGTCGGATGGCGCTCGACGCCGCGGGGACTTGCCAGCTATGCCAGGTCCTCCGTGCAGTTGCGAAACGATGCGGGAGACAGTTTTCTGGACATCACTGATGGGCAGGTGACTGTGAGCGGAAATCTGAAAGTGGGCAACGGCTGGACCGGGGTGTTCTCTACGAGCACCGGCAAGGTCGTAACGGTAGATGGTGGGGTGATCTACGATGTCGCTTAGGAGCGCGCTGTGAACACCGCATTTGTTGCATCGCTGATTCAGGGGATAGGATCGGCCCAGACTTGCTCAGACCTGCTAGAGAGGCAAGCGGCGGCCGAATCAGCCCTCAATGATCTCATATCATCAGCTACAGCGGAGATGGCGGTCCTCACCGTTCTTGCAACAGCCCCGACAAGCGGTACTCTTCTCAGTTGGGCTATAGCGGTAGCGGCCCATTTTGCCGATCAAGTCAACAGTTGCTCGACCCTCATCGGCAACTGCACCACCGCCCTTGCGCAATTGGCAGATGCCGTATCAAGCGCCAAGAGTCGGCTGAATTGCACGTAGGGTTAAAGATGCTCCTTTCTGCCAGAATGCTAGATCAAAATTCCGATCCGATCCGAGGCCATGGTCTCAACGACTACGCCACCGACATCAATGCTGTTGGGATCTGCATTGCCGAACGATTGCAGTTCCTAACTGGCGGCTGGTGGGAGAATTTGTCCGACGGAACCCCACTCTTTCAGTCGCTCCTCGGTCAGGCTACCACGATGCAGGCCGTTGCGCTAGTGCTTCGCCAACGCATTCTCGGATCACCGTATGTGACGGGAATTCAGTCAATGCAAGTGGTCTACAACCCGACCGGGCGCACCTTCACTTTTACCGCGAGCGTCCAAACGCAGTTCGGAACGATCTTCGTTACCAACCAACCACAACCGCAGAGCGTTACTCCCGCTCCTGTTGGTGCTCCTCTGTTTGACGCGACGCCAGGAACATTCGATGTGACACCGGGAACTTTTGATGAGGTGGTAATCTCATGAAACGATATCTGCCTTTCCTCTTATTCGGACTGTTTGCTCTGTGTATGGCACAGGTGCCTGGCATACCAGACTCGACGTTTCCGGTCTTCAGGGCGAACCTGAATGCAAGCCTTGCCTACATATCAAGCGCGCTCGCCGGCAAGGAGCCCGCGCTTGGAAATCCCACGGTGGATGACTACGTACTGTCATCGAAGGCAAGTGGAAAGCGCAGTTGGGTGCCGCAGACTGGGGGAGGCGGCGGGGGCGGCACTGGCAATGCAGGCGCTACCGTAATCGTCACGAACAGTGCTACACCCACATTCCCCTGCCCATCTTCTACGGCCGGAACAGTAGTGTTGTTCAAGCTGCTGTCACCTTTGGCAACCAGCATCACCAGTTCGACGTTGAGCGGATGCACGGGAGGCTCCAGCCTATCTTCGCTGCTCACTTTCGTTTTCACTCAGGCTGCGAGCGGCGGCCCGTACACCGTGGCGATGCCCACTGGATTCTCTCAAGCATGTCAGATCAGCCCGAGTCCAAGCGCCAGCACCACGATGACATTCGCATGGGACGGAACCACGGCGAATTTGATCTCTTGCTCAGCTTCGGCTGGGCCCACAATTTCACCAGAGGGAGCAACTTTCGGCGGTGACGTGTTCATCAACACTTCGGCGGCGGGAGTCATTCTCACCGACTCTGCGAGTGCATGTTGGAGAATTGTTGCGGCTCCGAGCACTGGAGCGCTTTCAACCACTTCGGTATCGTGCCCGGCATTTTGATCCACTGAGAGGCAGACATGGCTTACTCACCACCAACAATCGGACCCGACGGGCCCTCGATACCCTCGTACCCCGATGTTCTGGCGTACTTGATCGCGCAGTTCCAGACGGTTTACGGCACCACAGTTGACCTCTCGACAAGCTCCCCTGATCGCCAGGACCTCTCCATTCGCGCCTTGCAGTTCACTGCCGCCTGTCAATTCCTGCAACTCGTGGGACTATCCTTCAACCCGCAGACGGCTATGGGAGCCTGTCTCGATCTACTGGGCCGGCTGATCGGTACACCCCGTAAGGCCGCGTCAAATTCAACTGCCAGAGTGGTTCTCACAGGGAGTCCTGGCGTGGTCATCACCGCCGGTCAGGTGCTCGACGTGAACGGACAATACTGGAATCTGGACGGCTCCTCGGTCACAATCGGGATCAGTGGATCGCTCTCGACGGGCGTTACAGCCCAGACTATTGGGACGATCACCGCGAATCCTGGCGACATCTCCATTATTGCAACACCCACAGCCGGCTGGACAGGCGTCACCAATCCACTTGCAGCATCACCCGGGCAGCCCGTGGAAGCCGATTCAACCTACCGGGCGCGGTTGCTCATCTCCCAGACGAAGCCTTCCATCTCGCTACGGGCCGGAACGGCCGCCGCGATCGCCGCGGTCCCAGGCGTCACCAGGTCTGTGGTCTACGAGAATCCGCAGGGCTACACTTGCAGCTTTGGTTTCGTCGATACCAGGAGCGCAGGCAATCACATTTGGCAGGTTACCGGATACCCGCTTGACGCAACAATGGCGGGGAAGACGATTTACCTGAACGGCATCCCCTTCACTATTGCCAGCTATGTGGCGCCGGGAGAGCTTACTACCACTGAGGCGCTGACAGACGAAGACAACGTGCCGTTTTACGTGGGAGATGGAAACGATTTCGGGCCGGAACACTCAATCACTTGCGTAGTCGAAGGCGGCGCCGAAGCCGCCATCGCGCAAGCGATCTACGACAACCGGGGTATCGGCTGCTACGTGAACGGCTCCACAGAGGTGCCAGATGTGGACGTGGTGCCCGCGGTCCCGCATTCCAGCGCACCGACAACGATCCGCTACAACGTCTTGGGCTACGTGCCGATTTACGTCAACCTGGAAGTACAGCCATTGAAGGGATGGACTACGGCTGTCGAGGACGCCATCATCGCCGGAATTGTGAGCTACCTGAACAGCCTTGGCATTGGCGAGAGTGTGATCCTGAGCGAACTGTATGGTGCTGCGCTGGCCGCCCGGCCGAATCCAGATCAGCCGCTATTCTCCATTCGTGGGATCACCATTGGCGCCGGGTCGCCTCCGACGATGGGCAGCGAGGATTTACCTGTAGACTATGATGTCGCTCCAATGGGTGAGGCAGATCTGGTGACAGTGATTCTGACCACCGGCGGCAGCCCAGTGTAGCCATGCCACAGCCGCTCTCAGCATACGTTTCGCTCCTGTCAGCCCAGTGGCGTGCTCCCGCAGCGCCGAAGCTGAACGGGTGGCTGGCCGCCAATCTCCAACTGTTCCAGGACCTGATCGCGTGCGCAGCTACCTTCCCCTACGCTTTCAGTATTGACACTGCGTTCGGTGCGCAGCTTGACGTGTTGGGAGTTATCATTGGGCAGCCGCGGCAAGTGTCCTTTCAGCCATCCGACGGCGTGAGTCCGATTCTGGACGATCCAACGTACCGCCTACTGTTACGGGCGCGCATCGCGCAGAACCACTGGGATGGCAAGCTGCCGAGTTTCCTGGCGATCTGGGGATCATTGTTCCCTGGTGGCACCATACAGGTGCAAGACAATCAGGACATGACGGCTGACGTGTATATCGCCGGCGCGTTCACCAGTATCGTGATCGACCTCATCTCGCAAGGCTACATCATGCCGAGGCCGCAGGGTGTTCTGTTCACGTATCCAGAAGGTGGTAGCCCTGGCCCGCTTCCGAGTCTCCCCTTCCTGGGGTTCGATCGGTCGGATAGCCAAGTCGCCGGTTTTGATCTCGCTCACTTCATCTAGAGGATTGATCCAATGGGAACCACAAACCTGCTTCCTTTCAACCCGCTGCTTACAAACGCAGAGTCCGATTCCGCTTACGCCTCCGACACGATGCGCACGGGCGGCGCTGTGACCGACGCTTTGCTCCCGTCTGCTTTCTTCAACAAACTCATGGGGCAAATGTCGTTGTTCGTGGCGGCGCTCGCTCAGGCTCTCGCAAACAAGGGATTCTCGACTCATGATTCCGACGGCTTCGCGGCACTTGTTGCCCAATTGGCGAACATCTGGACAACCGCCGACAACATCCCAGGCATCGTCACAGTGCCCTATGCCAGTTCCATTGCCTTCGACGCGAGCGCGGCCCGCACTTTCCAGGTCACGTTGACCGGCGATGTCACCGCCTCTTCGCTTGCCAATGCGGCGGCCGGGGAGTTGCTGATCTTCATTCTGATTCAGGATGGCGTCGGGGAACATGCCTTCGCGTGGCCATCCAACGTGCCAGGCCGGCCGATTGCCGCGCAAGCCAACAGCGTGAGCGTCCAGGCTTTCATCGTCGGTGCCGATGGGACGGTACAGCCGCTCGATGTCGGAGTGCGGACGCAGACTGCGGTATCGAATGCGTTGGGGTACACGTACCAGAACACGGGATCGAACACCCGTGAAGTGTCTGTGCTGCTGAGTATGCCGAACAATGCGAGCGTGGCGGCCTATTCGGATGCCTCACCCACGCCTTCGACGTTGGTTGGGCAATCATCCCACTTCACCGGATACTCCACAACCACAGGAGATACGATCAGTTTCAAGGTTCTGCCCGGGAACTACTACGTGGTCAAAAACATCGGCTCCGCAGCCGCCAGTGTCCAGCAGTGGATCGAATACCAGTAGGATCGCATGGACCCGCTCATCACCGCCATCATGCCCGCCCGGGGCCGGCCAGAGTTGGCGGCGGCTGCGGTGGAGTGCTGGCGTCGGCAGACGTGGCCAAACACTGAATTGGTGATCGTGGATGACGGGGACATGCCCGCCTTTCCGGTTCCGCTTCCGTTCGAAGGGCTGCGGGTTCAGTACAGGCGTCTACCGAAGCGGCTGACGATTGGGGCGAAGCGGAACCTGGCCTGCGAGATGGCGGCCGGCGAGTTCATTATGCATCAGGATTCCGATGACTGGTCCGCTCCTGGCCGCGTGGCCGATCAGTTCGAGCGGCTAGTAGCCAGCGGCTTGTCCATGACCGGCTACCACACGATGCTCTTCACCGATGGGCAGCGATGGTGGCGGTACGATGGGCCGAAGTTCAAGGGCGGCATGGGAGCCTTCGGGACATCGTTCTTTTACCGGCGCGACTGGTGGGAACACGGGCACCGGTTCCAGGATGGGCCAAAGAACCGGCTCGACTGCGAAGACAACCCGTTTTGCCAGGAATCGATGAGGCTAAACCAATTTGTTGCTGCACCAGCGGGTGAAATGATGTTCGCTCAAATCCACAAAGATAATACCAGTCCGAAGTGCACATCTGGAAGTCGATGGAAACCATGCAGCCCACCATCTTGTTGGCCGCTATTGTAATTGGTATACTTGGTTTAGGCCGCTGCGGTGCTGTTAACACCGTAGCGGCTGAACATCCGATCCACGGGAGGAATCGAATGCCTGAAGACCAGCCTACCACGAAGACGTGCTCCAGGTGCGGGCAAACCAAACCACAATCCAAATTTCCGAAATGGTTCGTTTGCTACGATTGCCTCAATGCCAGAGAACGTTTCAGGCGGCACAACCCAGGGACTCCTACGATCTTCGAAGCAAGGCGCGCAAGTGGGGTGCGAACCTGCTCTTATTGCCACATCGCCAAACCATTCGCCGACTTTTATGGCCATCACGATTCTGGTCGCCAAAATTCCGTCTGCAAGACATGCACTTCCGAGTACCATAAGCAATATAGTCAGGCTCACGTTGAGGAAAGACGTAAGTACGCACACGAATACGGCGTCACCCACAAAGAAGCCATCAGTGCCAAGAATAAGTCCAAGTATATCGCCAACCCAAAACCATTCAAGGACAGGGCCACAAAAAGGTATAACGAGAAGCGTGATCAGATTCGCGAACAGTCCAAGGACTATTACCGTCGCAATGAAGCGGCAGTTATAGCGCGCACGAGGCTACGCGA